CCCCTTGCCTCCTTAGCTCTCAAGTAGAAAAGGAAGAGAGGCTTTTGGGGCTTTTTGGCTTTAAGCCTCATTTTATGAGCAGGAGGAGCTTGTTGCAACTTGAGAGGCTTTTGAGGCTTCCAGGCAGAGAATACTCACAGACCCCACACAGTCTAGACGCTCAGAAGCATCTCTAGCTGCAACAAGCAAGATGGATAGAATTCTTACTAAAGAAGAAAAGCAAGCCTTAATAAGTTTACTAGATTTGGAGCCACAATATTGGGGAGACTATGGACGAATGCAGAAATGCTACAAGAAAAAGTGTCTTCAACTGCATCCTGATAAAGGTGGCAATGAAGAGCTCATGCAACAGCTTAATACCCTGTGGACCAAACTAAAAGATGGTCTTTACAGAGTTAGGCTGTTACTTGGGCCTAGTCAGGTAAGAAGACTTGGAAAAGATCAGTGGAATTTATCTTTACAGCAAACATTTTCTGGTACCTACTTTAGGAGGCTCTGCAGACTCCCCATTACCTGCCTAAGAAACAAGGGAATTAGTACCTGCAATTGCATACTTTGTTTGCTCAGAAAACAGCATTTTCTGCTAAAGAAGTCCTGGAGAGTACCTTGCCTGGTGTTAGGAGAATGCTACTGCATAGACTGCTTTGCCTTATGGTTTGGCCTGCCAGTTACCAATATGCTGGTTCCATTATATGCACAATTTCTTGCTCCAATACCTGTGGATTGGCTTGATCTGAATGTTCATGAGGTCTACAATCCGGCCTCAGGTATGTATGAATATGGGGGGCTTATAGTTGTAACTGTACAAGTTTAAAATGTGCTTTTTTCAGGACCCTAATGCTTCCACCTCCACCAGCAGACCCGGAGAGTTCTACAATCCTGACACAGGAGGATACTGGTCCTACTCTTATGGGTCAGCAGGATACTCTGACCAGCAGAAGAAATACTGGGAAGAGTTTTTCTCTAAGTGGGATGTTAATGAGGACCTCACCTGCCAAGAAGAGTTATCATCATCAGAAGATGAATTCACCCCCTGGCATCCCAATCCCCCCCCCTCCCCTGTTTCTATTTCCAGTGACAGCTCCAGTTCCTCCTGTGACGAGGAATACCCAAGAAACTCAAGCAGAAAGAGAAAACGAGTACATGCCAATGGCTCCCCAAATACACCTATACAGCCAAATAAGAGAGCCCACACACCAGGAGGAGGAAGAACCACAATACGAGGAGATACCGATATACCTAGAACTCCTGCCAGAGAATCCCAATCAACATTTGGCTCTTACTTCAACAGCACGGAGGAGCTTGAGGAGGAAATATCACAAACACAACAGTCACATCATAACACAACGCCAAAGAAACCGCCTCCGACGGTTAGTCCTGATGATTTTCCTACTATCCTTAGGGGGTTTCTTTCTCACGCTATTTTTTCTAATAAAACGCAAAATGCATTTATAATCTACAGTACTAAGGAAAAATGTGAAGTACTTTATGAACAAATAGACAAATATAATCCAGACTATAAAGGTATCTTCATTATGAAACAAACAGAAGCATTTGTAATGTTTATGACTCCTGGAAAACATAGAGTAGCTGCAGTTAAAAGTTACTGTTGTAAATTTTGTACCGTTAGCTTCCTGCTATGCAAAGCTGTTACAAAACCGTTAGAGTTGTATAACTGTGTGGCTAAATGTGATGACTTTCAAATTTTAAAAGAAAATAAGCCTGGTCTATATCATTTTGAATTCTGTGATGAAAAAAAAGAGGTGAAGCAAATAGACTGGAATTTCCTAACATCTTTTGCAGTTGAAAATGAGTTAGATGATCCTCTTGTAATTATGGGACATTATCTAGAATTTAGTCAGTGTGAAAGCTCTTGCAAAAAGTGTGCAGAAGCTTTACCAAGGATGAAAGTCCACTGGGCTAACCACAGTCAGCACTTAGAGAATGCTGAGCTTTTCTTACACTGCAAACAACAGAAAAGTATCTGTCAGCAAGCAGCAGATAATGTTCTGGCAAGGAGAAGATTAAAGGTCCTTGAATCAACAAGACAAGAATTGTTGGCAGAGAGACTGAACAAACTGTTAGACCAATTAAAAGATTTATCTCCTGTAGATAAGCATTTATATCTTGCTGGAGTAGCCTGGTACCAATGTATGTTTCCTGATTTTGAGATGATGTTATTAGATATTTTAAAATTGTTTACTGAAAATGTTCCAAAAAAAAGAAATGTACTTTTTAGAGGTCCTGTAAATTCAGGGAAAACTAGCCTTGCTGCAGCTATCATGAATCTTGTAGGAGGAGTTGCCCTCAATGTTAATTGTCCTGCAGATAAGCTCAACTTTGAACTTGGTGTTGCTATAGATAAATTTGCAGTAGTCTTTGAAGATGTCAAAGGACAAACCGGAGATAAGAGACACCTACAGTCTGGACTTGGAATTAATAACCTTGATAACCTGAGAGATTACCTTGATGGAAGTGTAAAGGTTAATTTAGAAAAGAAGCATGTAAATAAGAGGTCCCAGATATTTCCTCCTTGTATTGTTACTGCTAATGAATATTTTTTTCCTCAAACACTCTATGCCAGATTCCATAAAGTTTATAACTTTGAAGTGAAGGATTTTCTTGCCAAGAGCCTTGAGGAAAACAGTTACATGGGGAGACATAGAGTCTGTCAAAGTCCACTTACAATGCTGATAGCATTGCTTTGGAATGTACCCACTGAAAATTTTGATAAGTCTCTCAAAGAGAAGGTGGAAACAGAAAAGAAGGTTTTGTCTGATATGTGTAACTTTACTACATTTGCAGAAATGTGTCTCAATATTCAGAGGGGTGCTGATCCCCTTGAGGGCATTGTAATTGAGGAGGAAACAATAATTGATGAATAAAGCATTTATTAGAAGCTCTGTGTACAGTCATTTTTCAAGCATTAGTTTGCTGGTTTTGCAGGGGGTTTAGTATGCTGTTGGCCATACTTGTCAATGAACCTATTCACATCTGGGTCACCAGGAACAGCCTCTGTACCCTCATAAATCCTGACTTCTTCTACCTGAGCAGCTTCTCCTTCCATGGGCTGGCCTTCAATTGTTGGAAGCATATTGTTGTACAAAGAAGCTAGCAAGCTTGTAACTGGGTAAGGATTTTTCACCCATCTTTTTCTCAAGGTCACATTAAAATATCTAGGCAGCCCCCTCCAATGCCAGCCTGCACTGTTGTATTCTATGTACCAGCCCATAACATCTGCTGCACTGAGATAAAGCCCATCTCCTTTGCAAAGAGGCCCAACCCCATTTTCATCCAGAAGCACAGTAGTCAAGGTATTAGTAAACTGCATCACTGGTGGAGTACCAGTACCACCTGTGAAATTCCCATAGTATCTGCTGTTTTCATTTTTAGAAGGATCAGGACCCCATATTTCTATGGGGTACCTACCATCCTTGTCCAATTTTGCTTTTGCAGTAGGGTCCAGCACCTGGTTTGTGGAAGTCATTGCTTTGCCAGTAACAGTTTTGATACTAACAATAGCTGCCTCATAATTTGCATTATAGTTCTGCACTAGGCCTTGCAAATCTAATGGTTCTCCTCCCACTGCAAACATGTGGTAAGTTGTACCCTCAACTGGTTTGGAAATTCCAATATCCTTTGTCTCACTTCTGGAGCCATATCCATGCACATTTAGAAGGGATCCCACTCCAACAACTTCAGTTTTTACAGATACAGCCTCCCACATTTGAAGGGTATCACAGGTCAAATCTTCATTCAGTGTTGGAAGCTGTATTTTAGCCATACTGTAATATGGCAGTTGATTAGCCTTCACTTCATCAGCAGTAAGGGAGCTATTTACTTTAATACTCTGGGAGAACCCATAATACTGGCCATCAGTTCCTGTGCCAGGCTTGTTCTGACCCATTCTAGGATTAAGGTAGGCCTCAATTTGTGTGATACTGTCTTCTCCTGTTACAAGATCAAGCACACCCACACCACCCCGCATAATAAGCTTGGGAACATTAGCAGGCTTTGGACAGGGTTTCCCACAGGGGTTTGCACATCTACTGGAAGCGCCGCTTTTTCTTTTTGGGGCCATACTCTTCCTCATCAATGTATGTCTGCCAAGTAGGACTAATGTCTCCGTACAATCCTAGAATTAAAGGAAGCATCCAATCAGGTGTCACTCTTTGGTGGGCTCCACCAGGAGCAAAATACCTCATGATATTTGCCCCTGATTCAAACCAACTAGAAGAGTCTTCCTGCTGTTGACTTCTTCTCTGGACATCAGGTCTCCCTAGTTCAGCTTCTAATACTTGTCTGCTATTGGCATCTTCAATAGAAGGTCTATTACTGTATTCTAAAGCTCTTTCTATTTGTCTTCTTTGAGCTGGATTAATTCCTGGAAGTTCTGCATAGTAGTTTTGTAGGCCACCATATATTCTACTATAGGCCTCTCTAGGTAAATTAGTAACAACCCATCTACTATTTTCCATCATTCTGGCAATGGCATCTAAAAATTGATGGGTGGTCTGCAAACTTAAGTCCCTCACAGCAGATTCTACAGCTCCTTGAGTTTCCCTTCTCAAAGTATCCCAGATATACTCTCCTACAGATTGAAATAATGAGTGGCCCCAGCCATGAATAACATCCAAGGCATGGGTAAATGACTGTACACCAGGGAATAATATATCATAGTAGTCAGCTGGTCTCCAGGGAATAAGTGCCATGTTTCTATTCACAATCGGTACTTCGTGAGCAAGATAGCCGTGTAGACTTCCCAAAGAGAAGGCTGCTGAACCTGCAACAGTTTGAAAAATAAATGCTGTCTGGACTGATTCTCTCACAAACTCAGTCATTACTGTTGATGTTAACTCAGGGGCAGCTTGCATAAATATAAACATGTCTTCACTTAGGCCAATTGAAGACAAAGCTGTCTCAGCTCCTAAAAACCCCTCCATAGTTATTAATGAAGTAACTTGGGCATCTATCGCGGCAAAGGCTTCTCCACTAAGTATGGCCTCTACTGAAATTCCAGTAACTGATGAAATTTCGGAGAGGTAGCTGATCATCTCAATAATCACTGAAATGGCAGATCCCATGTTGACTTACTTGAACAGTTTGAAAATCTTCTGAACTGTTTCAGGCAGGTTTTTAGGCCGAATTCTAAAGAAACAGAAAGCAAACACTCAGCGCCGAAGAGCAGGAAATGGCTGACCACTGCACTTGGGCGACAGCGACACCGCCTAGCGATAAGCGGAAGTCACCATGGCAACATAACCGCAGGCACTGCTGTTGTCACAGTTGCCTAGCAAATGACAGACTCAGCAACCACAGGAGAGGAAATGATAGGGCTAGCATTTTTTCAAATGTAAACCAGAGGCTAGGGG